GAATAATAATGGCCTTGTCAGTAGGGTTTGTTGAGTCTTTCTTGCCATAACCCCGATGATTGCCTACCGCGATAAATAAGTAAGCTCCTATCTCCACCAGAACAGCGCCGTAATCAAGCGCTTCGCCGGCATCAAATCTTTTAGTAAAATCCTCTTTCTTATCCTGATCTAAACCACCAGCACGTGCTTGGGCGATTTTGACAAACTCATTATCGGGGGGAGCAAAAGGTGCTGTGCTATAGTCGAAACTGTCGTAAAATTCAACGTGTTGTTCGTGCGTTTTGACAAACTCGCTGATCAGTCGATAGCACGGATCAACTGAGTTGATATTAATGAATGCGCGGTCTTCAATCACGTTGTTGCCGACATGTGCGATTCCATATTCTGTCTGTTGTGTTTTAGATAATTTGTGTAAAGTTCCCATAATTTCCTCTTGATATTACTCCTTTTTTCCTATCATTAGAATTTCTCTAGCCTTTTTGGCGCTATGTGTTCCATCGGCATTTTTCTTTCGACGACCTGCCGTATACGTTACATCAAAATAGATGATTTTATTATTGCCCTGCCGAGATTCAAAGAAGCTATCTCCGATGTCTCTATTAGACATCATAGCGTATGCTCCTATACTTGTCAAGTCGTTTAAAAACTTAATTACTGACTCTTGTAAATCGTCATCAAAATCAACACCATACTGTGTGAATGATCCTCGATATGGAGGATCCAGAAACACATATGAGTTAGGGGTGGCGGCGCTTAAGGTCTCGCGAAAATCTCCAGTCATGAGAGTACAGCGCTGGAGAGCCTTCTTCCACTCTAAGACGTTGTCTTTGTCGTATACCTTGTCTTTCTGATTTAGCAGACCAGACGGCGTGCCAAAGCGACCGTCAGTGTTTTTGTTAATCTGCCAGATTCCATTAAACCCCGTCTTCATGAGGAAATAGAGAGTTGCGGCTTCTTCGGTCCTTGACCACTTTTTGTAATCAAAAGCATGTTCTCTCCTCAAGTTATAGTAAAAGACCTTGCGTGCTTCTTTGTCCAGAGGCAGATACTCCGTAGAGAGAATGTCCAATCGCGTCATAAAATCTTTACAATCATCCTTAATGGCCGCATAAATGGCCATGATGGACTCGTTGGAGTCGTTGAGAACAAACGTCGCACTGGGGTTCTGGTCATATGCCCATATAAACATTGCGCCGGCGCCCAAGAATGGTTCCATGTAGTGATCGAATGAGTCTGGGAGGATTTCTTTTTGTTTATACTTCTTCAAGAGGCGAGTCTTCCCTCCGGCCCACATAAATAACGGCTTCATACAATCTCCATAATTTGCTTAGCGACGGCTCCGATATTGCGGAAGCCGGGATCCATTATAGCATGGTTCTCTCCTTCAAGCAACAAAGACAGTTCATCTTTATATTTTTGACCTTGAAAGGTTTTTCCGGAAAAGACCATAAAGAAGGGCTCTTCCACGGTATTATATTTTTCGCGTACGATGCGTTTTAAGGCGGGCGAAAGAAACTTATAAGCGCGCTCGTGCGCGTTGCCACCATTGTTACCTGTCTTTTTTTCCACATACAGGCGCTCTTCGGTGAGGGTGTTAATAATAAGTGTGTCGAGCACAATGCCACGGCCAGCGCTGTATACTTGCAGTTTGGGGGGCTTGTGGATAACCGTATAGTGGGAAGGTAGTGCAGCCGCTATAAGGGTTGCAAAATCTTCTTCCCCCGCATCTCCGACGATGCGTGCCCCCATTTGCCAATTGTCTCTTTGTGATAGTGCTGTCGCACCCATCTTGCCTCCTCATTAAAAATGCGGCACCCTATTTTTCCAACCGGAGTGCCAGCGGTTTGTTAACTACTCGCCAGCGGATGTGGGGGTGTTTTTTGTAGTACCGGTAGCGTCCGTGGTGGGGTTTGTCGTACCACCTGTTGTATCGGTCGCTTCGGCGGGTGTGCCAGCGGTAGTCGTCGCAGAAACTTCGACAGTAGCCTTAGCCTCTGTTGGTTCAGTGTTGGTAGTGTTGTCAGACACAGTAGCTGGATCCACGCTGCACGTGCCATAGGCCGTTGCAACAACGAGAACTCCTCCTACTACGCTAACTTGGACCTTCCATCGAGTCCATAGTGATTTTAACCATTCCATCTTATATCTCCTTTGTGAATAGTAAATTGCGGCAGAGTATTTACCCGCTCTGCCATCGGTGTCTCAAACTAACTGGTTTACTTTCCGTTCATCAGTTCATTAAAGGCTTTATCTACATCGCTTGAGCCGCCGCCATATGAAGTGGTCTCACGTGAGCGTGATTCGGCACTTTTATTGCCCGAAAGTTGCTCATCCAGAATAGCATCAATCTGTTCTGGCGTGTGGCGTTCAAAGAGGCCGGCGAAGTCCGGCATGCGATCGAGGAGGGCGGGGATCGCTTCCGTGTCCTCAAGCAATGAAGATGTGTTGCGCCTCATCTTCATGTTAGTTTGGGGGTATGCGCCGGGGGTTGTCGGCTTAGTGTAAGTCAAGGTGATGTCGGTCCCCTCATTGGCATCTGTGACATCTCCGTATTCCGGGTCAAGAATGTAGCCCAGCAACAGCTCATAAGCCTTCTTGCCGTAGCCATACACCTTGATTCCTTCGCTCTCGCGTCCACGCACCACCACAGGGGAGAAGTAACGGGCGCGAACAAACAGAGACTTAGCAAGCTTCTTGCTTTCCTCGTCGTTCTTCCCAACTCCTTCCTTCCATACTGCGGATGCAAACTCGCAAATCGGACAGTGTTCTCCGTAATTGCGCTTTGGACACAAAATTCCACCGCGGTGTTCTCCAACGTTATAGTGGAAAAACATCTCCTTTAGTGGGTCTCCATCGTTCGTGGGAACGATGCGAATATCTTGGTCGCCCTCATCTGGCTTAAACCAGATCGAATCTCTGCTATCTCCTTCTCCGCGAAGGGATGCAAGCTTCTTCCTCATTAGTTCCATGTTAATTGACATTAGTTTCTTCTCCTTGTTGTTGTTGTTGTAAAGTATACCGAGCTTTCCTCGATATCTAATGTATCACTCTTGCTCTAGCTTGTCAAGAGTCTTTTGGTGTTGTATTGCGTTAGTATGGGCAACGCAGAACCCAAAGTCTGGTAAGTGTGTTTCATAGATTGCATAGGAAATCTTCCGATAGGCATTCCGAGGCTTAGTTTTCAAAATGTCTACCAATTTTTTATGCAACCCGCTTTCTGATTCTAATCTTTTGTCGTTTATACACATATAATAACACAGCTCCCTCTCGATGTCAAGGTCGAAAAGCCATTTTTCTTCCAATTTCTTCATGTCCAAGAGAGCAATAGAGCGAATACGATTAACCGCACTCGGTCTAGAAACGTTGCCGATGTGAGCCTCATTGTGTTCAAAATAGTTAAGATAATGAACGCATGAGAAAACGGTCTCATTGAGAATATCATAATATTCTTTAAGGTTAATATTGCTGTGGACTTTCTCGATGTTTTCATTAGATAAAATAGTGAGACTCCGAAAAAGGCCTGAGCGGGCATATTCCTGTAGGATTCCGTAGGCCGCATTCTCCATAAGCCGCGGAACACCCGTCAATAGCTCAATATCGGGTTTAATATAAAAGAGATCTATTTCCTTATTCTTGAGCTGCTCCAAGATGCCAAGACTATAAATGGAGCTAAAGGATGAACCAAGCACAAAGACCTGTACTCTTCCCTTTAAATCTTTGAAAAACTTGGTGACTTGGGGAACACTGGTTTCATATTCTTCCGGGGTTTCATGCTTCTCTAATCTAAAATTTCTTTCTGATGTCTCTTCGATAGAACTATTGAGGAGATATACATCATATTGAGGAATATTAGCAAACTTGCTAGCGATAGCCGAGGCGCCATTTCCTATACCCACAACAGAAATCATAACTTAAGCTCTCCTAAGTCAAAAAAGTTCTTCCCTGCTTGAATATTAACATTAAAGGTGCCTATTTGATTGGCCGCAAAAATGTCTCTAATCTCGGGGATCAGGTCTCGCTCGTCTTCAGCGATATCCAGCACAAGCTCATCATGAATGATGTGGGAAATAAAGCTCTTCTTGTCAGATAGAATATCTGAAATAACCATCGCTCTCTCCAACACCAAATCGGAGGTCGTGCTTTGAATAAGGTAATTAAAGGCTTTCCTTTTCTCCACTTCTATTCTTCTCCCGAATGGAGTGTTAATATACCCATTCTCGTAGTATTTGTCAAGAAGAATTTCACGATCATAACAATCACTCTCAATCACGTTGGAATCGGGATTGTACAACCACCCAAAAAACAATACTTTAGCTTTATCGCGATCCACCGGCGCATCGTCCTTGTTGAACACATTCTCTATGTTCCACTGATGGATATCGCCGGCCGGCTGCGGCTCATCTAGGAGTGCCAGTACGGTACGAGGCTCAGCCCCATTGTAGTCAAGTGATACAAACCACTCGTTGTGAGGCTTGAGGATGCGCCTGAAGTCTTTCTTCATGGTTAGTATAGGGAAGGAAGTGGACTCATTC